GTATTAACTTCTTTGGTCCATACGATATCTACAAGATGACCAATAGCAGATACACCTTTTAGGAAATCTACATTTTGCATCAATTGCATAAAGCGTTCGTTGTAAGGTGTTTTATATACACCTGCTTGAAATCCTGTAAAAGGAATAGCATCCCACAATGTTACTCGCACCATTGCCGCTTCTTTATCTGACATTGTACCTTTAACACCTTTGCTTAAGATACCATTACCGGTTTTGCGATCAAGCGGTTTGCCTGCAGAATCTACTACAAGTAATTCACCGTCAAAAACATAATTGGCGCCATAATAAGAAGCCAATTTGAGTAAAGCATCGCTAAATAGCTTACTTGGAATATTAAGTTCTTTACCATTGCGGCTCCTGTATTCTACTGTACCATTACGAACGATTGCGTTAAAACGCATGCCATCTAATTTTAATTGACAATATGCTGGGAATTTAATTTTGTCGACAAGCTTTTGGTCGAATCCAGAAGCCAACATAACTGGGTATGTTGAGATAAGCTTTGACCAGATTTTGTTTGCGGTAGCTTCGCTGACTCCACAACGAAGGTCTTGCTTGATAATGCGCTCAATAACGCTGGCATCTTTTTCATTCACTGACTCCAATACAAAGGTTAGATGTTCAATTGCAGCATTGCCCGTAATATTGCGGGTTGCGAATTCATTAAGGAGTTCTTGCATAGCCCAAGTTAAAGATTTTTTGCCTTTAGCTTGTTTTGTGTATGCTGGAATTTTACGAATATAATAACTAATTAACGGATCTAACGCAATTCTAAATGCTTCTTTTAAGTCAGCATTATGTTTATTCTGAGTTAAAATTGCTTCTTTAGCAAGACGAGAATTGTCAGCTGCGAGTTGATCTAAAATGTCATATACCGTTGTCATAATAACCTTTCTTTATATGCTTTATAATAACATCTTTTTTGGTTACTGTCAAGCATAAAAGTGCTTATTTTTTAAGCAAATAGCCGTGTTTCGTTATTGATTTTGTAAGTAATACTTGTATACTTATGTGGGGTATTTTCAATCTTTTGTTTGGCTTCTTCTAATTTCAACATGTCGTCGTAAACTCCTACAATATGTTGATTTCTGCAACGACCAATAGTATCTCGCCATTCAGCTTCTAAAATATACAAAGTTTTCATATTATGCATTCATCCGTGTAGAGTTTGTAATTGTTTCATACATCTCTTCAAATTCTTCGTGTTCTTCAATTTCTTTATTGAAGTTCTGTTTGTGATATACTTTTGCCATACGACGAAATGTCTTTTTGCTAAGTTCTAATTTTTCGCATAAGTCTTTAACTGCTTCACGTTGAAAATCTCTTTCACCTTCAACACGAGTCATACTTGCGGATAACTCTTTCATGCAATCTAAAATTGCTTTGCGATCTTCTGGGCTAGATGGAATGCCTGCCATAATTTATTTCCTTTCAATATCATCTTCAATACAATTGTCGCCATACTGGATTTCGACAATTTTCAATGGTGACTCAGTTTCATTACAAAGCTGATGCCACTCTGTTTTACCAATATGGAGATTTTCAAATTTATTGAATGTTCCAATTAGTTCAACATCTGTACTACAATTTAATGTATAAACCGTAGCTGTTCCTTCTGCCACAAACCAATGCTCGCCACGATCTTTATGTCGTTGCATACTTAAGCATTTGCCTGGGTCAACAGTTAATTCTTTAACTTTAACATCTTTACCTTGTTCATGTAGGACACGATAATATCCCCACACACGCGAGGTCTTTGGATGTTTCCATTCTTCAAGAATCCATGAACTTGAATTCTTTTTATCTTCGCCACCGACACCAAACTTAAAAACTAAGTTATCATCTTTTACATCCATCTCTGGAATATTATGTAATGTTCTATCACCACCGTTAGCAAAAATAATTTGATCGCTAGGATACAATGCTCGTATATCACGAATTGCTTGTTTTGCAGATCCATCTCTATCATTAAAAAAAATTGCACGATCAACCATACTTAAATTCTCAACAATAGCATGCCGTTCACGTTCAGGCATAAACGGTGCGCCTTTTTTGCGAGATAACCAATCATCAGAATTAATACCAACAATTAAAAGGTCGCCTGATTTTTTAGCAGCTTTAAAATATTCAATATGACCAGAATGTATAGGATCAAATCCACCTGTTACTAAAACTATTTTTCTCATTATCGCCTCATCGTAGAAATTTCTTTTGCCTCATCATCACTAAAGATGGGAACAGCATTGGATTTGTGCATTGTACCAATACCTATCACCTTAGTACCAGTATAAACAGGCGACGGTTTACTAGAAACTGCGCCAGTTGTTTTTGAATTTAAACTTTGGATATTGTTTAATACTCCTCGAGGATTAGATGAAACTGGAGGAGAATATACCTCAGCAGTCATTGCGCGTTTGCGCTTTGCATCATCAATCTCGACGCCCCATTTCTTTTTCATAGAAGACCACTCTTGTGCAAGAGCTCTAGCATTACGTGCATCTTCTGCACTTTTGAATTTAACTTTGCCTTTTTTCTTACCATTTGTAGATAACCAAGGTCCAACGATGTGCATTGTCATATTAAATCTCCCATACTATATTATAACATCTTTTTCAATACTTGTCAAATGCTCGGTATTTGTGATAATTTATGCTTCTACTATCGTATTTTGGATCATCTGGTATATCACCTGAAGTTAACCAATTGCTTTTGACTGGTTCTGGTTCTGGTTCGTCTCGTTTGAAGAACCAAGTCAATCTTTCAAAGAGACTGCGGCTTTTTTTGCTTTTGGTTCTTTCTTGGAAACTGGTAAAATATCTACAACTGTCTTTGGTTTAGGTGGAGGAAGGATATTTGGAAAAGCTTCTCTAACCAAATCTTCAGTTAATGTTTTATATCTAGTTTCAAGTTTTTTATCTTTTGCCAAACAAACTACCTCAGATTCTGTCCAGTGAATACCCTCAAGCATTTGAATGAATAATTCTTCTTTTTTCATCTTAGTCAAATTGATATTTGGTTGTAGCCAAATGTACATGCGTCTAAATTCTGAAAATAGATTTGTTTCTGAATATCCTACAGGAATTTTTTCATCCTTTTTAAACGGAGGTTCGCCTTCTGGTAAATCTAGCTTAACGTCTGGGTTAAAATTGATCTGAAGTATTCCTTCTAAGACCAGACTGTGGTATGATCGTAGTACAGCAATTTTTTTATCTTTGCCATTTGTTTTTTCGACTTCTTCGAAAACTTGTGGTATAGTTGTTCGCATTAGAACTCCTCAATTAATTCCAACATATTCTTCATTTTATGCTCAATGAAAAAGTTCAAAAGCATACTCTTGTTTTTATCAGGTTGCCCTGTGTAATTATTTATAATGGCATCTTTTATCTCTTCTGGGATACAGGTAAAATCAACCAATTTTTGATTGCGATAAAAATTACGAATAAAATCTGTATCATTTGGCATAGCTGTTTTATCTTTGTACCAAGCTTCTAATTTCTTAGCTGTAATAGGTTTTTGTCTTTCGCCTGTAACAATACTATCGTCTGCAGATAATACATTGGGAACGCCATCTCCTTTGTCACCTTTAATTGTATGCTCAAAAATATATTGAGTAGGTGAGATTTCAGGCTTGACAAATTTCTTTTGGACAGGAGAAAATTGTTTCACATTTTTATATTTGTGAAGTTGAATAAAGTCATGATCACCAGACACAATTAAGAATGGTTTTGGGTCATCATTAAAAACTCCGCCATCTGCAAAATCATTGGTCTGAGACCACTCTGCTAATACTGCAATTACATCATCAGCTTCTGCTCCATCAACATTAACTACTTTGTATGGGAAGAATTTATCGAGTTCATTGCGAATAAGATCTAGAGCTTCAAAGATTGTTTTCCAATCTAAGCCAGAATCCTCACGAGCTTTTTTGCGACCTGCTTTATAATATTGGAATTCTTGTCTCCTCCAATAGTTACGGTTATCAATGGCAATAACAAGCTGTCCGTAGTCTTTGCCAAATTTTTGTTTGTAGCCTCGAATTGAGTTTAAAATCATATGACGCAAAAGCGGCACTTGAATCTCAATGTCTTTACGTCCGCCAATTTCTGCCATCAGGTTTGAAATTGCCGTTTGGCTGTAATCAACAACGATCATAATATATCTTTCTGTTTAAGTAGTTAGTGTGGTATTTGAGGGTGCAATTCCAGTAATGCCATCTACTGCGCCTTCGAGTTGTTGCTTTTGTAAATACTCAACATAAGGAGTAATTGCTTCCTTTACAGTAGGTTTTAATGTTTGATTTAATAAAGTGCTACTGCATCCCGACAATAAATTAAATGCTATAAAGTTTGCATATGTCTCAACTGCTTGTTTAATTGCAAGTTTATTAATTTTGCCAGTTACAGTGGTGTTAAACGTGTTAGCAGTAGTTTGTAAAGTTCCCAATGCAGTAATAAGTGCTGCACCTCCGGTACTTGTTGCAACGGCTTGAGTCAATGCAACTTTTGCAGTATTAATAATTGCGCCAGATTTAAATCCATCCACAAGTGTTTGTAAATCCACATCCGGTACATTTCCTGCAGGAGTACAGCCATTTCCTAACAAATCTGCAAGTGTACATCCGCCAAATGGTTTGCCATCTTCGGGATCTGATTGTCCGGATAATCTATCACTATGAGTTTTAAAACTAGTCAGTTCTGTTTTTAAACTATTTAGATAAGCAAATTCAGCTTCATTGCCAGATATTGCTACAGGGCCTGCACCGAGATCTTCTGTAATTTGAGCAAGTCGCAAATTAACTTGTGCAATTGTTTCAGTTGTAACAGTTCCCACTGGATTGTAGAAAAACTGATTGGCCATTTGTTGCATGGCATTTACTTCGCCAGATACGGCATTCAATGTTGTAGTAACTTGATCAACAAAAGATTTAAGCTGCGCGAGTTCAGTAGGAATAAGACCGCGAGTAGAAATTTTGTTCATACCCTGAGATAACTCGGTATAAACTTGTTGTAACGGGCTACCACCAATCTGCGATAGAACAATTTTAATTAATTGGCAATACGATAATTTTAAAGCCATTTGAAACCTTATTTAATAACTCTAAGGATTAGTGTGTCAGTATTCATTCTACCATTTGCAGGCGCTGCTTTAGAACTGATACCATCCATATACTTTCTTAATTGTACTTTTGTAGACCCCATCAAATCTTTAAGCTGATCCGCAGGTTTACGCAAAGTCTTCTGACAACCCATTTCTGGATCGTAGTTTTGAAAGCTTGAACCTTTAACAAAAATACCTGTAGCTGAATCTGTTTTGTATAGAGCCAACTTACGAGTTTTACTATTAAATACCCATACCTGTTGCGCACCTATAACCTCTGCCGGATCAACTGAAGTAATACCTAGATCAGTATCTTCTTTTTTATACTTGAGATTCTTAACTTGAACACTCGCAGGTTTTGCCTTAACTGCTCGAGGTTTACGATTTGCTTTCTTGAACTCTGAATATTTATCACAGTCTTCAATAAATTGCGCAAGCATTTTTACAATACTTTTTACGTCTCGTTTTGTGATGTTAGAATAACCTTCCACAAGCTGTGAATCCTTGCCTTCATACACTTGAATATATTCGCGAAGTTTACCTTTACACCATTCTTGAATATCATTTACATAAGGTTTTGGAATCTGATTCGCTTGCATATTTTTATACAACGAAAAGTCTTCTTTGTTCTTAACTACAGAATCAAACGATCCTTCTAATTCACCTAGATATTCTGAAATCTTTTCTTTCATTGCATCTTGGATTGAAGGCTTAGGTGCAGATACAACAACCTTTTGTTGTACTGGTTCTGGAATATAAATGGTAGAAGCTAACGTATCTTTTAGATATCCCGTTAGTTTATTTACATGCTTATCTGAAATTTTACCATTACGCATAATGATACGAGAAATCCAACCATAAGTATTTACGATGTTAACATCTTTTACTTGGTCAAATGTATTCAACTCACTTGGCATTTTAGCTTTAACATAATCTCGCATATACTTGCGAGCATCTGATTTTGCTTTCTCAGCAGAATACCAGTTCATGATTCTCATCAATTGAACATTATATGTATTCTCTTCTGGAGACAGAACAGCAATGCTAGGTTCAGCGTCAAGTGATACTCTTGCCATTATTTTTCCTTAATTACTAATTTTTTAAATTCTCTAAGATCGCGTTTGGTTAATAACGGATCGGGAATAAACTTGCGTTTATTTGAAAGCAGGGTGTTTGCTTTAAATGTCGAAGTGGATTTCTTTGATTGAGTCATATCGAACAGCGCGCCAAGCGCTTTTATCCAAATCCCATACTGCAAGTACTTCTGTATTTTCTTTTCGTTTAATTTCTTTTTCTTCAGTTACAGGCAAATATCCTGCACCCAAAGTGCAACGCATATCGCGTAGGGTTTCATCTTTTTTAATGAATTTAATTTTTATCTCGCCCATTGCAAGATGGTTCTTAATCCAATTTTTAAATATATCACGTTCTCTGTCTGAAGCAGACGTGTACCATTGGCCTGTATATTTTGTAGTATCCATCATATTGTTCCTGTTCATGCTATATTATAACATCTTTTAGTACCCGTGTCAACCGTAAGGGTATTATACTGTAGCAACATATCTATATTGATTAATAACATTAATCTCATCTGCAATGGTTTTATCTTTGATTTTACCGAATTCTTGTTCCATATAATACCTAGCCATTTTCTGGGTACATTGATCCATTAAACTAGATGTTTCACCTTCTAACCAGAAACGAACAGGTGATTTTCCCCAAGTATTATGTTTTAATGCTGTATGGAAAATCTCACGGTGTTTTTTATCGCTGGGATTAAATGTTACCCATGGACGTGAATATTGCTCAACTTTACTCATAATATAACTCCTTAAACTTCAAAAATAATATTGGGATCAAAATCATCAGCTCTTTGCTCATAATTAACATATCCCCTTGGATTACAAACTACTCTAGTACTACCCACAAGATAATCAAAAGTATCATGCGTGTGTCCGTGTGTCCACAATTTAATTTGTGGATGATCTAAAATAAACTCAGATAGATCAGATGAATATGCGCCATTCATAATATAATCATCTTTGTATTGTGGTTTTGTAGATAACTTGCTCGGAGCATGGTGTCCTACAACTACAAACTTTTGATCGTGTTTACCGTCAACGATTGTTCTAATATATTCTAACATTGCTTTATGGTCAACTACCACATCGTCAGGTCTTAATGTTTTAATAACCTTATATGGTTTACCCCGAGTATCAATTTCACCATTAGCGACTTTTATAAAGTCGTTCATCATACCACTAATACTAATCAGGGTTGATGGATCTTCCTTATTCATATCAGTCCACAAAGTTCCGCCGATGAATGTGACATCATTGATAGTAACAGTCTCTTTATCTAGAATATGTAAATTATCTAAATGACCTAAGAATTCTTTTAGGTTTGGGATTGTTCGTTGAAAGTCTCCATTATAATGTTCATGGTTACCAACAATGTAAATCACATGGTTATATTCTTTAGAGCACATATCAAAGAAGTCATGTATTGCCTTAGACTTTTTATTATCGTCATCTTTATGTGCTAGCTGCGCGGCAACACATATGTCTCCAGACAGAATAAGGAGATCTGCCCCTTCTGTGTTTTTAATTTTAATGGGTCCGAATTCCAAATGAATATCGGACGCAAGGTTAATCCTCATCAAACACACCTTTAATTTTTTCTGCAACAATTCTATGTTCTACGTCTTTACCAAAAGACATATTTTCATGATACAATTTAATC